TTCATAGCCGAAATGGATGGGTAAGTTTTCTTAATACTGAAAGCATCGCCAGTATCTCCCTTATCTCCTTTTTCTCCTTGAAGCCCACGTTCGCCTTGAACTCCTTGAATCCCCTGCTCTCCTTGAACTCCTTGCTCTCCTTGAAGTCCCCTTTCTCCTTGAGGACCTTGTGCACCTGTCTCACCTTGTATCCCCTGTGGGCCTCGAGGACCAGTCTCACCCTGAATACCTTGAATGCCCTGCTCGCCTTTGTCACCCTTCTCGCCTTTCTCTCCACGAATAGCCGCTGTTGTTGTGCTTGTGCCATCTGTGAATGTAATGGTCAAAGTGTAGTCAGCGTTCAATACTACAGAAGCTATACCATTTCCTGTTGCTCCTTGTGGGCCTGTTGCGCCGGTATCACCCTTCGCACCAGTATCACCTTTATCACCTTTATCACCCTTATCACCTTTGTCACCTTTTGGGCCAATAAGAGATGCGGATGTGTATGTCCTTCCATCCGGAAGCAAAAAAGTAAATGATCCATTCTGATTGAAGATGATGTCCTCAATAGCCTCATAGACTATCTCTTCAGTAGTTCCGTTGATATCAGTAATGGTGATTTTGACTCCATTATTCACTCTCTCGACTTTAGCTGTAACCGCTGTGTCCTTGGACAAAGCTTCTATAGCCTTGATAATTGGTTCAGCTTTATCGTTAAGTTCATTAAGAGCCATCTGTATGCTCTCAATAAGGCTCTGCATCTTTTGGTCTACTGTTAGGTTCGGATTCTTGTCATACTGAATAACCATGACTTCCTCCTATGCCGAGCGATACCAAACATATATTTCTCTTGTATCTCCTTCTATGTCTGCATCTGCCCTAAGAGCAAATAGACTCTGCGACACATCGCCTTTAGCTAGGAGCAAAGCATCCTTAATCCTTTCCCATGTGCCACTTGCCCATTCATTTGGATCGTTAAACTCTATGGACATATATATGCTCCCCACAGGCATATAAGCCATATTGTGGGCCTCTTCTATGCCTCTCTCTATTTTGTTAAGATTGTTAGCGGATAATGCAGTCCTTCCGTTTTCCCATATAGTTTTGTTGTATGCCATAGTTTGCTCTCCTTATAACCTTCCGAAGCTGCCTTGTCTTACCTTCCTGGTTAAAGACTTGATTCCACTCTTGCCTATTCCTTCAAGCTTGACTGAGTATCTGTCGCATCGTCTTGGCACTATCGGAATGAAGTCTCCCATTGTACTTACTATGCGATCATCCACCTGTTCCCATTCTCCTTCATCGATGGAGATGTAGGTCTTCACCCGGCTTCCTTGGTCATATGCCTGAAGCCTCATAGCAAGCTTGCTGTATATCTTGTGCTGCTCAATGTATTCATCGAATGGCCCAAAAACAGCCATCCATTCCATGTTACTTGTCTCTTCTGATGGTGTGGTCGGATTCACAACAGTAATAGATCCACCCAGCTGATCCGTACCGCACATCAGGAATTCATCACACAGCACAGCCACGCCACATGTAAGCAGGACTCCGTTAGTGGTTCCGCAATACAGTTTGTTATCCATCGTGCAAGCTGCGACAATTCTCATGTCATCTTCCTTGTGCCACATGCCCTTTTCTATGTCTAAAACCATAAGCGCACTTTCGGCAGAACCTTCTTTGCTCACAAGACAAGAGGCATAATATTTGTATCCCTCTGTTCCAGCAACTACATATTTGAAGCTTGCTGCAAACTTATCGGATATCAGATAAGGCACACCGCCATCGTATGCCATAATGCCAATCTCGGATTTGTAGAATACCGTGTCATTAATTGTGACAATAGACTGTCTGCTTCCATCTTCAACCCCATAGCACTTAGTATTTGTGAGCTGGTAATTGCTTGGTGCTGTTCCGTATATCCTGCACATTGAGTCCGGCTTAAAGAATATAATGTGTCCGGAATACTGTGCTATGCCTGTGAACCTTTCATCCGTACCTTGCTGTGCATAGTATGAGTCAAGCGATGTCCCCTGGAAGTATTGCCAGTTTGTGGGATCTCCAAGCTTGGATGCATAGATGGTATTGTCACTGTTGCTTGCTGCCCACAGTCTATTGTTCCATTCTATGACAAGATCGATGTCCGGCATTGTTCTGTCGATGCGGCCAGTGAATGTAATGTTGCTTGCATTAACCCCAGTTACCGCTGTAAATATCTCAGGCGCCATTACAAGCGTATTCCCATCAACATTATCAATCAGTGCTGTCTGCTTAAACTCGACGTTCTCATGTCTTGTACCTTGTGTGTCCTCATAGTCCACAGTCCCTTCAAACTGCACTACATCATCATATGCAAAGCCATGAGATTGTCCGAGGTTTATTCTGGCTTCAGTATTGCTTATTGTGACTGATGCAGCTATGCCACCACCATTGTTGAATGAGGCTTCAAGGCTTTTGTAATCGCCTATGACCACGCTTCCTGCTTCTTGCCTTATCTCCAGGTAAGTCTTCTGCGGAAAGAAGCATATCTTAGTGTTGATGGCCACAGACTCTGAAGCTGTGGTGAGATCATAAACACTTGTCTGTTCTACACCATCATAGAAGAATGCAATACTGTCATCACTCTTCTGTGCAATCATTCCGAGCCTTCCAAACTTCGCTATCAGATGCAGAGGCCTTACCACTCCTTCAGGAAGCTCGTTTATAAGCCTTGGTCTCCTCGGAGTAAGCAGCGGATAATTGTCCGATGTAAGATTCCACATATCAGACATCTCGCCTTCTGCTACTACTGGCTTTCTATTTAATCCCTTAAACTCGATAATCCGTTCTTCAACAGACTCAAGCGTATTAACTGGCGCAACTAAGTTCCTCATATCATCACCTACATAATGTTCCTAAGTCTCGTTGGAAACGGATTCTCTGCCACTTTTCCTGTGCTTACCACCCAATCAATAAAGTCTCTGAAGTCCTGTGTATGCTGTGCTACATCGTTCTGATAATTAGCCATCTCTTCATTGGCAAAATCTATCTGTGACTTAACGTATGATACATACAGTTGGTCATATGGTGCAGGAACAAGAAGTTCCGCTTGCTTGTAGTAAGTCTGCTCCGGATTCAATGTCTGCCCTGTCTGCTCAACATATGCATTATCAACAAAGGCATACCACCCTGTACCATTGTTCCAGGTCTCTGATGTCGGCTGCTCTGTAGGCAGCACATAATAGCTTGTATATACAGGAGCAGAAACCTTCAGCTGTTCTGCTACCTCAACTTCAATCTCATTAATGAAGGATATTATCTTTGCATCTGTAAAGCTGGTAGGCTTCTCATCTCTTACCTTCTGTATTAAATCTTTAACTGTCATATCCTTCTCCTTCTCTTATGTGAATAGTGGGGACCATATTTCAGGCCCCCACTTGCTGTCACTACAGCTCTCTCACCTGCTCTTTGAATTTCTCACGATTCTTCTGCGCAAGTTTCTGCTGCTGGTACTTGTTAGCAAGCACCTCTGCCACATTCGGCTTTACCTGTACCTGTTCACCCTTCTTAATCTGTGTAATGTACCCATTGATAATTACAGTCTCAATAGGATCTTCACCAGGGATAAGAGGAATCATTACAGTCACAAGTTCTTCGGCCTCAGCCTTCGGTTCAGCCTTTACTTCTTCGGTCATAACTTCTGCTACTTCTTCAATGTGGTCTTCCTGTTTCTTTCCCATAACTGGCCTCCCTTCTGCTCTTGCAGTCGGATTAGTTAGCCTCAGCAGCTGCTCCGAACGATGCTGCACTCTCGACTCTTATCATGTATTCCTCTGTAAGAATCTTGGCTACCTTGTTCAGCTTCCAGCCGGCTGTTGCTCTCTGGTTCAGCGGATCTGCTGTTCCACCACTTCCGAGCTGCTTCACAATCGTTTCGATCCCGCCACCATTGATGGATGTTACACCGAATGCATTGGCAGCAAGTACAAGTGTGCCATAGATAGGCAGAGCGCCTGGCTTGTAGATCTTGGCTACTGTGGACTCTACGAAACGAATTCCGTACATCTTGCCGATTTCGCCTTCAAAGATTCTCTGGCTTCCTGCATAGTGGTTAGCATCTACCCACTCCTGGTCATTCATCAGGTCATAGGTTACATCCGGATGAACGATGGCTACGAAGTCTCCATTAATCTCTTCAGCATCTACTCTGCGGAGGAATCTTACAGCTTTCTTCAGATCCTCAATGGTCAGAACATCAGCTGATGTAAGGCTTGCTCTTGAGCTTTTGCCGCCAGCATACATTACGTTTGTACCCTGCTGAATGAAGTCTCTTGTAATCATGTCGGAAATCTTTCCGGCCTGAGCAGCAAGGAGCTTCATTATTTCCTGCATGTTGTTGTCATATGCAGTGAGGTTCATCATGTCAGTTGTTGTGATGTATCCACCATACTGTTCAACATATGCAGTGATGGCTGTTACACCATAGTTCTGTCCATCCGGAGTGATACCTTCAACAAGCTTCATATTTTCAGGTACTGTCGGCAGAGCATTGAACTTTCTGAACTCAATTACCTTGCCATTGCCGCCAGGAATAGGTCTCTTCTGACCAAACTGATCGTGAATCAGTTTCGGCTCTGCGAGTCTGATGAGATTCTTGTCATAGAATGTCTTCATCTCAGGAGACAGGTCCTGAAGGTTCGTATATGTACCGCCATGAGCCGGAGTGTCTGCTGTTGCAGGATTGTAGCCACCAGGCATCTGTCCTGTCCAGTTAGGATTACTTGGTGTGTAACCCTGCTGTGGTGCTGGTGTTGGATCGTCGAAACGATAAAAGTTAAATCTGTACTCTTTCATTGTTCTTTCTCCCTTCATCTATGTCTGACTCAGATGAGAGGAGATGCGGTTTAGAAGGCTACTGTCTCACCTTCTGCTACCCTTCTGTTAATCTCATCCAAGTCTTCTGCTGTGAGTGAAGAAGGATTTGACTTTCTGACTACCGCTGCGGAATGATTAACTCCTGCTTCAACAGGTCTCCTTGCTTTCTGCTGCATAGCATTGACCACATTGGCTGTTGCCCTGGTCTCTGACTGTGCTTCAATGCCCTTGTAGATATCGCCTACATGTGTGGCATAGAACGCATCCTGCACTGATATCCCATTGTCAAGAAGCTGAGCGAATCTCTCATTGTTTTGAATCTCCATTCCGAGATCAAAGTTCGGGAAAGTTTGTCTGAGAATTTCTTGGTCAGCCTCCCACTGTGCGTACATCTCATTCCTTCTCTGCTGTTCCTCATAGGCCTCGGTAATCTGTCTACCTCTTTCAGCCTCTGCCTTCAGCCTCAGATTTTCCTTGTACTGTTCAATGGAGAGTCCTGCCCTTTCAGCTTGCTTGCCATAGAATGAATCATCATTAGCAATAGCTTGTGTCAGTCCTTCATAGTCTCCTGCTTCCAGGCCATAGTTTATGAACAGAGGAGATAAACCATCTGTGATGGAGTCCACTTGCGCCTGTAGATTCTCCTGGTTCTTAAATCTGTCCTGAACCGCTTTGGAAACCGCTTGACCATACTGGTCATGGAATCTGCCGCCCTTACCTATGAGAGCCGCAAACTCCTCGTTGGGATCTGGTCCCTGATTGTCAGAGCCGACTTGACTTGGAGAGGCATTGCCCTCTTGTGATTTGCCATACTGCACTTCACTTGGCTTAACCTTCTCCTGCTCCTGCGTACTTGCAGTCGCACTGGCTGTTGCTCCTTCTGTTCCTCCTGCCTCGCCATCGAAGCGGAAGAAGTCGAAGAATATTCTTTTGTCTTCCATAGTGAGCCTTCCTTTCTGCTATGTTTTACTTGGATGCGAACCAAGTTATTCACTATGTCACTATCATAAAAAATAAGGGGAGATTATTTCTCCCCCCACTTCTGTCAATAGACTTTACACATGTCCGGAAACTGTTCTTGCACCCCCTTGAACACTTCCATCACTGATGCAAATACTTCCAATAGCGCACCATCTGCATGGTCTATGTTGCATTGCACATGGGCATCTGAGGTCATAACATCGCCCACCTTCGCTCTCTCACATGCAGCTATCAGCACATTGCATAGTGTTGAACACATGATGCATACTTCTCTGTCCCCTGCGTGGTTCATACAGTCGAAGAACAGTGTGCCATCTTTCTCATCAGCTTTCATCATTACCTTTGTCATAGTCTCTCCTATCTTGGTGTACTCATATTAGCTGCTCTGACTCTCTGCTTGGCTGCCTGGCTGTTATCCCCTGCCTTTACGTTAGCAGCGGCTCTCTCTTCAGCTGTGCCTACACCCTGTCTGTTGGAAGATGCTCTTGCCTGGGCAGCACCTTGCGCCATAGCTTGCTGTCTCTCGGTCTGCATCCCTGCCATCTGTTCAGGAGACAGAATCCCTGACTGCATAGCCATTGCCGCTATACCATCATCCTGCATAGCCAGGTTCATTATGAGATTCATTGCTGCATCGAATTGCTGAAGCATAATCGCATTATCTTGAATCTTCTGCATCAGTCTGTCCTTACCTTCAAACTGCATTGCATCAATTGTGGTGAGAGCAGCTACAGCATTCTCTGGAGCAAACATACCCATTCCATAAAGCTCCTTGATGGTCTCGTTCTGTGCAGCTCTTGAGAATGGACTCTGCTTCTCTGCGGATACTTCTATATCGAACACAGGTCTCCTGTGTCTGATGAAGCCTTCTGGTGTTGGCCTATCTTCATCCACGATGTTGGCATTGCTGAAATAGATGAATTCAAATCTGCCATTGCCATCATCTATACGGAAGCTTCTTGGCTCTGTGTAGAACTGTCTTATCAGCTCAATGACCAAGTAATACTCTTCTCTGCATCCTCTGTACAGCTCCTTGTTCATGTCCCTTGAGGTCTTGCTTCCTGCTTCCTGCAGTGCGGCTATAGCGGATGCAGCATTAACTCCACCACTGATGCCGCCCTGGTTAAAGTCTCTGTTGTTGGATACTTCCTTCAGCTCATCGATCTTGTTACCAAGATGGCTTATTGCACCACTCGGAACATCTTGTACTTCTATGAGCTGGATGTCCTTGCCAAGATCTCCGGAGCCGACTTCTACTATCTCTTCATTCCAATCTGCAAACTTGGCCATGTCTATGGCAGCATTCTTCTTTCCCCAATATCTTGGTCTTGCCTTTGCCATAGCGTTCTTGATTACCGCCTGGTCTAACTTGTCTATATCCTTCTGCGGATTCTTCATGATATCGAGATATCCGAATCCCCAAGGACTATCCTTGATAGGGAACAGTCTGCGGATAACAAACGGATACTTTCCATGCTCATAATATCCATTCTCATAGCCTTGCTCGTTCTCTGAGCAGAATGCTATCTCTCCACCTATGATGACTGCATAGTGCAGAATATCTCTCGGCACATCTGTGACATGAACCTTGGTAGGATTTCCTTCCTCATCCATACCTTCAAGATCCACAGGTCGCATCTCTGTTTTCTTGTAGTACATCTCCACTACCTCAGCGCAGTTAGTAGTGTCGATGTTGTCATCGTGCATGTACTTTGTGATAGTCCCCTTCTCGTTAGGACCAATCTTGTTTGCTATGTTCGGCCACTTGGTCTTCAGGACATCCACATCCTCAAGGCTGACATAGTACACCTTGTCTGACTCCTGTATGTCTTTGATGCCTGGCTTCCAAAAGAGGTTATGCACATCGATGTTGCTGATAGCTATATCTCCCATGCCATCGTGCTTTGTGCTGTCCCAAAAGACTCCGGTTATCGCTGCTCCATCTATGCTGAAGTCCCAGCTCATATCTCTGTAGACTTCCTCATAGTCATTCTGCGCAAGTATTGCCGGAATAACATCTGACAGTCTCTTCGCCTCTTCCTCATCATCTGCTTCTCTTGGCAGGATGTTTGGTGCGGGGAATGAGTCCATCATATCTGCATGCTTGTTGATGATGCTGTTCACCGCCCAAGCTGAGCCGACAGAGGTTCCTGCATTTACTCCTTCGTTTCTCTCTCCCAGCACTTGCCAATGCCTGAGCATCCACCATTGCTGATTGACTGTGGCCTTTTCATCTATCGATGCCTTACCCTGCTTATAAACTTCAAGCTCTTCCAAGGCTACCTTGGCATCATCCTTGCTGAAGTTCCTTGTATCATCGAGAATGAAGTTTCTCTCTTTCTGTTGATTCTTCGCCATCTTCTCTCCTCTCTATCCGAACCGCCTTACTGTATCGAATTCATCGTAGTTTCCGTCATCGCTCATTAAGTTCAATGGATCTTCTGGTGGTGGTGTCCATTCTTCATCTGTTACATTGATGCGAGGCTCTATTGGTCTCGACATGCTGACATATCTCCACTCATCGTAGTTATGGTCTTCTTGTGATGTATCAACATCCTCAACATCTGTCTCTGAATAAACGAGAGACGGAATGCAGCGGATGAAATGCTTACATGTATTGAACACATAGAACATCGGATGCCCATCCTCATCGAATGCTAACCGATAATGGCACTGCATCTTTCCTTGCAGCCTATCGTGCTTTGCCTTCTCAAAGTACACTTGAGACTTCTCCATCTCCTCTGCTATGGAAGGACCACCATCTCTTGCAAAGATTGCCGGATCTGCCACACCATAGATATCTCTACCTACGATGTTAGGGTCTTCGTGTTCTATCTCCCATATCTTCTGACCAACCTTCTCCGCAGTCCACTTCACACCCACATTAGGCTCACCGGAACATCCGTATAATTCCCTTATCCGATACAAACATCCACCTGGTGCTACAGCATACCAACCTACAGAGAATGGTCTCGCATATCCCCAGTCAAAGCCTCTGTAGATAGGCCACTGTTCAGGAATAGGGAATGGATTAACCACATGTGTCCATTGCCTATCATCATAATGCTTCGGATCGTTTCTCCATTCGTTGAAGACCTGACCGCTGAAACTATTCCAATCACCATACAGCAATGCTCTCTTCTCTGCTTCCGGCATCATACCAAGTGATGCAATGTAGCCTGGATCATTCGACAGCAGCTCTTGGTTATCGAACACTGTAGCTGGGACAAAGATTCTGTCTCTCTTAATGTGAATCTTCTTGCCTTCGTTATCCTCTACCTCTACATCCTCATGGATTGGTGTCATTGGTGGAGCAGCTGAGATGAATCGATCTTTCACCCAATTGTGTCCCTTGCCTCCTGGATTCGTGGTAGCTCTGATATAGCACCTTGTACCAGGTCCATTAGGTCTGCATCTTGAGTACAGATATGTGTACTCATCGTATTCAAAGTGAGTAAGTTCATCGAATCCTATGAAGTCATACGCTTTACCTTGATAGTTAATCCGGTCTTGCCTATGGTTCATAGAACCGAAGATTATTTTTGCTCCTGAAGGAAATGTCCATGTGTGTGCTGTGCTGTTATATCTCGCACCAGGCACAGCTCTTGGATATATCTGCAAGGACTTGTCAATTAGTTCAGTCAATTGCGGATAAGTCTTACGCAGGATAAGTCCCTTGTAATGCGGAATGTGTACTTGCCTTAATGCCTCAACAACAAGGGAATCGCTTTTGCCTCCTCCTGCTGCTCCTCCGTACAGACATTCAAACTCAGGTCTCTCCATGAATGCGACTTGCTTAGGCTGTGGTTTCCATATGATGTTGCTATTCATCATTGCTCAATACCTCCGGCATAAGCACCACACCATACTTGGATGAGTCTCCTACATCTCCATTGCGAAGCGCATTCCTCTCCTTCTCAAGTTCAAGTCTCTCTCTTTCAAGCTGAAGTCTCTCCGCATCAATCTGATGCTTCTGAATAGCCTCTGCCTTTTGGATGTTGTAAAGGCTCCTGGACATCTCCTCAATCATCTTGAGAGTCTGCATGATATCCTTGACAGCTCTTGTGTCTACCTTGTCCAGCACTCTGTCCTCGATATCTCCGGTCACAGCATCCACTTTGATGTGTCTGTGAAACTGTGACGGATCTGACAGTGTGTCCGTGACAACATCCTGCATCTTGGACAGAAGCTCCATTTCCTTGGCAAGTTCGTTAGTTTGTTTTTTCTCAATTTTGGATAGCGCTTTCTTTGTCGCTTCCTGTGTCACCTTCTGTTGGTGTTTTCTTCTGGTGGCGAACCAGTCATCAGCCCTTGATTTTTCAGCAACAGTTCTGTATCTAATCTTGTATTTATCTGAGATAGATCTAAGTGTTGCTTTTGGATCGGAAACGTAATCAGTTTTGATCATCGCCCAATCATAGTTCTGCCGACCAGACTTCTTTGGTTTTTTAGCCATAATAAAAAGTCTCCTCTCAGCATCTTCACGATACCGAAAAGAGACTCTTGATTTCTCCCCCCACTTAATCCTCTCTTTAACGAGTGCGTGTTATCCCACATCACACGCTCTCCCGTTGCTCCACGTTCAGCAACACACTAATTAGTTCCCTGCTTTGGATAGATAGCCTATCCAGTCATAAATTCTGCGACCGCTCCCACCTGCTCTCTTTAACGCTTATTTTTCGACCCTTTTAAGGGCGAGTAAGTCGCTGTGGCTTGTTCCCAAACTCGGCATACAGTTTCACATACGTTACTTTCCCTTTGTGGGGATACTGTTGCTATTGAGTATCGGCTCTCGTCAGAGTTAGTCCGTTTTGATAAGGACATTCATGTCCCTATCACGGATTCCTACAGCCACACCCTACACACCGTCTGTGCCTCACTTGGCAAGGGATGTTGGAATCGAACCAACGATATGGAGACCAAAACTCCATGCCTTAACCACTTGGCTAATCCCCTGTAATGGCAAGTCTCCCCGACCTACAGATAGTCATAATCACGCCACACCCTACCATAAGCCTTACTTCTTTCGCCTCTCAACACCTTGCGTATGCTTGACGAGTATCCTTTAACCGCCCTGCTTGCATCTGCTATTGATTGATAGTATTCGATTTCTCCTGTTTCTATTACGATTCCTACTATCGCCATTCGCTTTAGCTTTAAAGCTGACCTCTTGGCTCTTGTGCCGTAAGCCTTGCCTATTCCTTGATAGCCTTTAATTATCATTCCTCTGCTCCTTTCATCAATCCGTCTGCGGAGTATCGGCTTGCTTGTTTTCGGTTTTCATATTCATATTTGCCACACACATAGGAACACCTATGCAAGTTGTGATAACGCCATCTGTCTTAATCTTGGGCGATCTTTCTCATTTTTTATACTCACTCATCACTCTTCTCCTTTCATTTCTCTAATTTGAAGTTCTTGTACCATTCTTTTATTTCTTTTGGCGAATAATATCTGCCAAGAAGCAGTTTGTACTTTTTGCGGACTCTCGCTTTCCGCCCGAGCCACCAGTTATAGCTTCTCATCGTCTGCTCCTTTCCACGGCTTC